AACAAGTATCACATTAGATATGTTTTGTACAAAATGTCCAGAAGTTGTTGTACTAGTTAGATACATTAGATCTGGATTTAACTCTCTAATGTGTTCTAAATCAAGTGTTGTTACATCTACGTCATTACCAAAGTAACACACACCCACCATTTTTGTACGAGGATCAAACTCTAAGATATTATCTGTAGTAGGTCCTTGACAATCTATAAATTGTACTTTATCTTGAACTCTAGCAGTTTTAGCATAAGGACAAGTCGGATATCCATCATCCTTGTTTACTTCCAATTTATTGATCATCCAATCAGTAAAGTTTATTTTAAATTGGTCAAAGTTTTTATTAGTCATAACTGTTCATTTCTATTGTGTTGTTAGTATATCGATGTCTTACGACATCATCATTGTCGTATTGCTAAAGCAATACTCAATGTATATTTTTTACTATTAATAGTTTAAGAGATATAATATGTAAATATTATAATGATATATTACTTTAAACTATTTATCAGCTTATTTCCTAGATATTTTATTCACACTTAGCTTGTTAAAGCCAAATGCAAAATAAAATTGATAGAAACATTTCCCGTCAAGAATACCCACTCGTTATAGTAAAACCATATTAGCACATGGAAGAGGCGGTTGTGCGGTACCTCTTTACTTACTGCTTATCAGCGCAAGAACACCCATTGCCATAACGACGACTAAGGGCTACTCGTAAGTTCCAAACGTCAGGAGAGCTTACTCATTTTGGTTGGTCAGACCAGCGCATTGACCAAAGGCAACACCAGAATCTAAGCATACGATGTCGTATACCCGCAAGGTGAGTCGAGCTATCCCGACCAAACAGAGCCTGTAAGAATTGTGTTAGGGGTGTGTTAGAAATGTATTAGAATTGTGTTAGTAAATATTAGCTTTGTACTAGTAATTATATGATACTTTAATTATTAGCAGATAACAACGTTAAAACGCTATTTCTTATTATTAGCATAACATAAATGTTATAGCTTGTCGACCTTTTTTAAATGTTCTGTGAGAATCTTTGAACTGCCAACTCTCACGTTAATGATACCATTGTAGTATTCATCTGATTCTAAAACTTTACGATCGAATTGTTCTTTTGCTTCCAAATAACTTAGAACCCCTCTACTAGGACAGTAGTACAAAATTTCTCTTGTAAACTTATCTTCGCCTAGTGCAAGGACATCTGCGTTTAAATGATCTGATGAACCCCAATAAGTTCTCCAATCACTTTCTTTGGTGCCACGTCTTTTGTTTTTCCTGCCTTTAAGTGGCGGCTTGGTTGTTTTAAACTTTGCTAGCTTCTTACCTATGTATTTGCGGTCGTTGGTAGTATTTGTGATTAAATATACAAATCCCTCTGCCTCTATAGGTAATTCATCAACTGTTACATTGTTATGGGTCCAATCGCTAGTTTTGCTTTTGCTGCTCAATTTTAATTTCTTTTTTTAATTTTATCAAAATGTCTAGCCCAATTGATTTCGAATCAATATTTAAAACAGGCCAAAATTCTGTTTGCTTTATCTTATCATCTAATGATAAAGGCTTATGCATCTACTACATCAAGTTCAACGTTGAATGTAGTAAACCCGTTTTCTTTAGTAACTTGTAATACGTTGTCTACTCTGCCTACTAGTTCATCTCTATGACTAATAAGTAAAATTTGCTTATGACGTTCGCGTTCCATTTTCTTAAGAACACCTAACGCACTTTCAACACCAATTGTATCCATGCCACTGTCTACTAACTCGTCAATACAAATCAAGTTAATAGGATGATTCATACTTTCGAATACATCACGGAAGCTCCAACTAAGTCCAAGTATAAGTCGATTACGTTCACCACGCGATAAGTTATCAAAGTCTAAATCTTGTCCTAGCTGTGTAATAGTTACAGTAAGGTCGCTTTGAAATTGTACTTCGTGTGGTAATCCTAGTCTAGTGATATAATACTCTAATCGAGTATTTAAGAACTGTAAGTTTTGTTCAATAATCTTCTTACGTACAAAACTATCTTTGTTAGTAAGTAGCTTCAGTAAAAAGTCTTGATGCTCTTTTAGTTCGGTAATTCTATTTACCTCATCCCAATTTACTTCTTGTAGTCCAGTATCTTTTAATGTGATTATTTGTTCATTGTAAGGATTTGTTTCTTCCTTAATACGCACTAGGTCTGTTTCAGCAGTGCTAAGTTTATTCTGGTGTTCATATGCTTCTTTAACACTATTATAGTACATCTGCGGTGCAATGTCAAGCGGTCCGCAATGATCTAATCCAATATTATACTCTTTTATCTTTGTAGTATAATCATCTATATGTTCTTGACTTTCTGCTACTGCTTCTGTTTTTTGTGCAACAATTTGCTCATGTTTTTCATCATGTATCTCTTGTCCACACGCATAACATTTATGTTCTAGTGTATCGTTAAGGTCCTTTTGTGCTTTATCTAAGCGTTTTTGTTCTCTGTCGTTAGTGCTGGTTAATCTTGCTATTTCAGCAGTTAACGTATCTATTTGTAACTTCTTTGAAGTGAATTCTTCGTACTGTGTATGTGCTTCTAATTCAGTATCAATATTAATGTGTTGTAAGTTCAATAGGTCAGTTTTTAAGTCTTGTATGTCTGTATCACGCTTTGATTCCCATACAGTTTGCCTACGTTCTAAATCAGAGATAGATTTACCAATACGTTCATTAGCTTCTTCTCTGCCCTTAATGCGATATGTTTCTTCTGTTACTTTGTCTTTGCTAAGTTTAACAAGTTCTTTAAGTATGTCTGCTTTCTCACTTAGTTTAGTAATACCAAGTAACTGTTCAATCATATCACGCTGATCGTTTGCTCGCATACTTAGAAACGGTTCAGTGTATGTATTCAGTGCAACAATGTGTTTAAACATAGTGTGACTCATACCAATTACACGTTCAATTACACGTTGACTCTCACGTCCTTCGCCTTGCATCTCATCAGTAATCTCTCCATCACCGCCTGCTCCATTAACAAGGAACTTAAAGATATTTGGCTTACGTCCACGTTCAATTCTATAATTAATACCGTTCATCTCAAAGTCAACTGTAACTAACATACCTTTGTTGTTAGTTTTATTAACTAAGTTATCTTTCTTAATGTTATATAATGCATTGCCAAACAACCCAAAACTTAGTGCGTTTATAATAGTTGTTTTTCCAGTACCGTTACGTGACCCATCGCCACCCAAGTCTAGATTGTTACCTAACACTAGTGTTAGTCCTGCATTATCAAAATGAACAGCTTGAGTGACGTTCCCAACACTCATAAAGTTACGAACAGTTATATTTTTAATTATTAGCATATTTAAGTTGTCAGCCCTTGATAAATCTCGATTAACATTTGTTTCTTAATAGTATCACTTTGTACTGCTTCTAACTGAGACAGCACAATTGTATCTACGTTCTCTACTTCAATTTCTACACCTTGTTGCCAGTCGTTGGTGTGTTCTTCTTTTTTACTTGGCATAAGAGATATCTCTCGCAAGTCATATTGTTTAGCAAACGTTTCTTTAATAAAGTTTGCTTCTTCATATGTAATGCTTACGTCTAGTGTAATTCGACAATATGTTTTGTCTGCAAGATACTTGCCTGGATCATCAATTAGTTTACTTAATGGAATAGTGCGATACTTAGGTGCCTCCGGCCAAGCTGAATATTCAATAGTGCCATCCCAATCAAGGAACATGCATCCACGATCATCATCCCATGCATCACTAAAGTTATGAGGGAAACAATTACCTGGGTAAATTACATTACCACGTTCTTGTCTTTTATGAAAGTGTCCACTAAAAACTTTCTGTGGCTTACTAAGATCTTCTGCTTTAAGTCCACCATGGTCTGGCATTTGTACTAATGCGTTCATATAGAAACTAGGAAGTTCAAAGTGACCAAACATATATTTACATTCTACCTCTTTTACTTTCTTCCATTCATCTTCTACTAGCCAAGGAACAAATGCACAATCGCCTTCTTGATATATTTCTTCATTAACAATTCTAATGTTTGGATACTCATCTGCCATTGGAATACTATGAATCTCACGTTTCTCACGATAATACAAATCGTGATTTCCCATGATCATAATAACTTGTTCAAAACTATCATTTAGTCTACGTAAATTACTTACAGTGTAGTTGAGTGTACTAACATTAATCGTTGCACGATGGTGATGCCAGTCTCCCATAAAAATACATTTAGTAATTCCACGTTTCTTTGCTTCTTCGATCATCCAAATAATAAAATCTTCACAGTCTTGATTGTGTAAACGTGAATTGTTTTTATTACCTAAATGGATGTCAGTGAAGACTACTGCTTTGTCAAATAGCATACTTAGTAATACCTCTGTTTATTTTTTAGCTTCAGCGTTCTGTGCGTTCAATTGTCTAATCTTTTCAATTTCTTTTTTCTCTTTGCCTTCCCATTCAGCATTGAATGTTCTAGTGTGGCTAGGATTTAGTCCAGCTTCTTCAAGTAAATCATCTCTGATATTTTGACTACGCTTTTCTAAGTTAAGTACTCTTGTAAAACTATTATTAATTGCTGCGGTGTAATACGCAAATGGATTCTGTGACTTAAACTCGTTAAACTGTAGACCAATTTGGCTAAGTTGTACAAGTGCTTGTCCACGCATCTCGTCTACATAAGTGTATCCACGCCAGTTGCCTCGCATACTGTAACGTTCGCATAACTTAATATACATACCACCTAGCGTATTAGATGTTTTACCATGTGTAACACTAAAGTATCCATTGTCAATACCGCCTTCCCAATGACTACGAGTAACTTCTTTTAATTTGTTATCCAAGTAAGCATAATGCTTGAATGGAGGGAAGTTACATTTACTATGTAAGTCTGCTTCAGTCTTTGGTTTATTCTTGCGATTCTCTAATGGAACGTGATCAAACGTCATTACGCGAATAACAATGTCTGTGTCTAAGATAGTGTCAACTTCAACTAAGAAGTCTGCAACACGTGGCTTTGTTTTCTTGCCAGTTAATCCTTTTTCCCAACGAGCAACTTCAGCTATGTGTGCATTCTTTTGTAAACGTGTTGCACGTGATTGCTTTGCTTCTGCTACTGCTTCTGGTGTTATATCATCAAATGATTCTACGATTAAGTCGTATTCTGCATATTGATCATCCTTAACGTAACAATAGGACATTTTAGACTTATGAATCTCTTTTAAAAGTTCTTTGTTTGTTAAATAAAATTGTCTCGGTGCTCTTACCATAATATTATTATTCCTTTGTTTAAACTATTATAACTGATATTGTAGCTAACGTCAACCGATTTTCGTAAGTCATAAATACTTGTGGAGAACAGACATGATTATAAATGAAATTATACAAATTAAGGAAGATGTAGGTAGCATTGCAGTATTTTACGGTGGTCGCTTTCAGCCTATGCACCAAGGACACAGAGATGTATATAAACATCTAAGTAACAAGTTCGGTGCTGATAATGTATTTATCGCTACAACATTTAGCCAAAAAGCAACAAAAGCACACGCTGCAGGAAACTATAGTGATGATCCGTTTACATTTGACGAGAAGAAAAGCATCATGTCAACTATGTTCGGCATACCAGCAGACAAGATTATAAACAGCAATCCATACAGAAGTGAACCTTCCACTGTTGGCAGAGATAACAATACTACAAGTGTTGTATTAGTATTTGGTGCAAAAGATGCAGGACGCTTAGGTGGATCAGCAAACGTGCAACAACTACCAGATGATATGTCAACTATAAAGCCACAAAGCGAAATGATATATTTTTACGAAGCACCACTTATGCAAGGCGGTATGAGTGCAAGTGACTTTAGAGCAGCAATGTCAAGTGATGCTTCTACTGAAGCAAAGCAACAACAGTTTACTAAATTCTTTGGTAGGTTTGATCAAAAGATATTCTCTTTTATTGAGGATAGATTGTAATGGGAATATTTAATTCAC